AAACTGAGACGTCAACATCCCAAGCGTTCTACTCGCAATCGGATACCTGACGACGCCATCACATTCATTTGGTGTCTCTTTGAGTGAATTCTGGGCATGGGCATCCGTTTGGCACCATCAAGGCGTGGATGGGTTCGCCCCATTTTCAGATGCTCAGGCTGAACAACTCCGGACGGAAATGGCGCTGCACGTGCTTGCCTACAACATCAAAAGGATAGTCAATTTGATTGGCGCAAAAGCACTTTTAAGAGCAATTACCGCTTGAGAGAACTGCCTAATACGCCTTCTTCTGCCCCAAACCCGTCCACCTACCCACCAGGACCGTCTCTGGCGCCTCCCAGCCTACGATAAGCGCAAAATCCACCCGATCTCGCAAAAACGCAAAATTCCGACTGTCACGCTGGAGTTGTCACACAGCCTCGGCCGTTTGTAGCGATGGTCCAAATGAAGCAATTTGGAAGCCGATCACTGCTGGGCAGGTGCAATCATGGCGTTCGACGGTGCTGCCGATTGACAGGTGCGGGAATTTGGTGGTTACTCAGTCACGGTAAAACAGATTAATTTGCTTGATTCGCCCCGACCGGCTTCCCCGGCTCGGGGCGAAGTCGTTTCGGAGGGTGTCGAATGGCGGTGGCGGACAATGCGAGCCGCTGTGGCGGTTTGAGAACGGTCTGATTGTGACGTTGAAGATCAGATGGCGGGATGTCGATAGCCTGAACCGGTTCGACAATGTGCTTCACGCGCTTGGCAGCAAGAAGGTGCGCCAGGCTGGAAACCGTGCAGTCAATCGTGCGGGCGACATGGCCCGCACACAGGTACGCCAGAAGCTGACACGTCAGACCGGGCTCAAACGCCCGACCATCGTCAAAGCTGTGAGAGTTTCGCGATCGAACCCGCAAACGCTCGTCTACAGAATGTCCGCGCATGGTGGCGACGTGTCGCTCAAGTATTTTGCTGCACGCGAAACCAAGGCAGGTGTCAGCGCCAGGCCGTTCGGCAAGCGCAAGGTATTCAAATCGACATTCATGCGGGCGGGCTGGTGGCCCAACCGGGTGGCTAAGCCAAACTGGAATGGCCAGGTGTTCAAGCGGGCAGGGGCAAGCAAGCTGCCGATCGAAAAGCAGAAGTCGGGCGTCATCATTCCCAACGAGATGGTGCAGGGTGAGACACGCGATGCATTCCGATCAACGGTAGCCCGCGTACTGCCTCAACGCATCGGCCACGAGATCAACCGCCTCACCAATGGCGTCGTCAGCTAACCAGCCGGGCACGGTGCCCACCCCCCGGGGTTAGGGACCGTTTCAGCCCCTCGGCTCAGCGCGGGGGGGAAGCCTCCCGGAAAAGTGCCAGTCAGGCTGGCTCGTAAGTTGGGTTGTCAGGGTTGTTAGAGCGGTGTGGCGGGTTGTCAGATTGAACATAGGGAACTGGTGTAAGGCGCATGGATCAGATCATGGTTGCGCCAGCCCATGTTGCCGAGCGTGACGGGGTAACCAAGCAGGCGATCACCAAGCTGGTGCGCGACCTCGCCCAGAAGTCGGAGCTGCCGGTCGAGCGCGACGGGCGCGGGCGGATCGTCCGGTTCAGTCTGGCGCATTTCGATCACTTACGTGAACGGTATGCCTCCTCGGAAAAAGTGACCGCAGCTCGCGCATCGCCGCCGGCTGTATCTGGTTCCAAGTCCCAGTACGGACCGGCAGAGAACTCGCGAGATGAGGCGTTGCGCCAGGAGGCCTGGCTCAAGGTCGGCCGAGAGCGGCTGCGCCAACAGGAAGATGCGGGCAATCTGGTTCGCGCCGACATGCTTGCCCAGGCGCATGCACGAGCTGGCCGGGAGATCCAGAGCCTGATCGCCAGACTGCCAAACTCGGCTGATGATCTGGCGGTCGCGGTTTCGAAAGAGGGGGCCCACGGATTGCGGGTGGCGCTCAGAGAGAAAGCGTTCGAGATCAATTCCAAGATCGCCGAGCTGCTGGCCAATCTTGCGGTTCAAGCGCGGGAGTCTGACCCGGCGATAGAGGAGACTGAGGCGTGACCGCGCACGCGATCCAGCATCCCGGCGCCGAGCGGCTGACATTCGCCACGCTTTCCGATGCAATACGGCCCAGGCGTCCGGAGACGTTTCGGAACTGGCTGGGCAAGAACATCATCCTGGTGGATGGTCCGCTCAAGGGTGAGCTGTGGTCGGCGTCGGATGCGCCATATCTGTTGGAGATTGCCGATTGCCTGTCGATCGAGCATCCCTGCAACCAGGTGACTGTTCGCAAGGCGCAGCAGACCGGGGTCTCGATCCTGGGGCTCGCGTGGTCGCTCTATTTGGCGGAGGTGTCGCCGGACAATATCCTGTTCGCGGTGCCTGGCATTGACGCGCTGCAGGACATGAATTCGGGCAAGCTGCAGCCGCTGATCGATGAGTGGCAAAAGGAGACCGGCAAGAACATTGTCTATCCGTCGACCAGCCGCTCGGGTGTCGGATCGACGACTTACGAAAAGAAGTTCGCAGGCGGTGCCATTTATCTGGCAAACGCGAACACAGTCATGGACCTGTCCTCCAAGACCTGTCGGTTCGGGGTCAAGGACGAGGTCAGCAAGTGGAAGGAACTGCCGAACGGCGCGGATCCGGAGACGCTCTATTTCGGGCGATTCACGGCGTTCCGCCGGACCAAGTCCTACAAGATTTTTGCGCTCTCGACGCCGGAGATCGACACAGGTGAGGAAAACGGCGACGGCCCGGGACATTGCCGGATCGACAGGGACTTTCTGAGGTCGGACCAAAGGTTCTGGAACATCCGCTGCCCTGAATGCGGCTTCGAGCAGGTCCAGTTCTTTGAGAACCTGATTGTCGACAAAGCCCATCCGCACCGGTCGAGGTATCAGTGTGAGAACTGCACGCATGAGCTTTCGGAGTCAGAGCGCGTGGTGGGGGTTCGAGCAGGCCGATATATTGCCACGGCTCCGGGTCCTGACCGGGAGCCGGGCTTTCATGTGGATGCGTTTATCAGTTTGATGATGAGCTACGAGGCCATTGCCGAAGACTATCTGGCATCGCTGGGTAAGGGAGAGGCAGGGGCGAAGGACTTCTCAAACCTCTACAAAGCCCTGCCTTATGCCATGCGGGGCAATGCTCCTGACCATCAGCGGCTTATGGAGCGGCGGGAGCGGTATGAACGACGGGCAATGCCGCCCGATTGCCTGTTGCTGGTGGGGTCGGCGGACGTGCAACACACGGGCCTTTATGCTGAGCTCGTAGGATTTGCCGAGGACCGCCAGTCCTGGACGATCGACTACGCTTATTTCGAAGGTGCAACAGATGATCCGCAGGCAGGTGCATGGCTCGAGCTCGATGCGTACTGGCGGCGACCGGTGCTTGATGCCTGGGGCCGTGAGCGCTTTATCGACGCCTTTGCCGTGGACGCCGGCGATGGCGGACGCACCAACCAGGTCATGGAATGGTGTCGCAGGCGACCGAACACCTATGCCATCAAGGGGCAGCCAGGCCGTGGTATCCCTGCCATTGGCGGGCCGCTCAACAAGTCGGTGACAAAGCGTGGCAAGCGCAAGAAATATGGGTCCGCGCGGCTATGGGCCATCGGCACCTGGTCGCTCAAGAGTGAGTTTTACGGCAACCTGCACAAGACGGGGCAGGCGGCTGGGGAACTGTTCGACCCGCCGGGCTATTGTCACTTCGGCTACTGGCAAGACGAGGAGTACTTCAAGCAGATCACTGCGGAGTATTTCGAGCAAAAGATGGTCAACGGCCGCTACCGTGAGGAATGGAAGCGGATCCGTACCGACAACCATCTGCTCGATTGCCGCATCTATGCGATGGCCATGGCCGAGCATCTGGGCCTGAGCAGGATGACCAAAGCGGAATGGGAGGCGCTTCGCTCGCGGTTGCTGCCTCCGCCAGACACCGATCTGCTTTCGCCGGAGGCTCACGCAGTGCAGGTGGCTGCACCCGAGAAGACGGTTGAACCAGCGCCGGATACTCCGGCGCGCCCTCGAACCAAGTGGAAAAGCTATTCATGAGTCTGGCAAAGAAAGCGCTGAATCTGCTGCTGCCAGCTTCGTCTGGCGGGCAGAATGCAGCCCCAACGAAAGCACGAATGCGCTACATGGGGCACGATACAGCCGGTGTCCTTTCCATGCGGCGGGCCGTAACCCGCGACGTGAAGGTTGATATCCGTGAGGCGGTCCGGCGGTCCTTCGCTCTTGCGTTTGATTTCATGCAGAATTCGGGCTGGATTGCCGGCGCCGCTGATCAGATCATCGTGGATACGATCGGGGTTGAACTGAAGCTCAATGCCCGGCCAGATCTGTCCAGGCTCGGTTATAACGACAAGGAGCGTTCCGATTGGTGCCGCCAGGTTGAAGATGAATGGCGGCGTTACGTCTGGAACCCTGGCGAATGTGACCTCGCGGGCAAGTCAACTGTCGCTGAAACGCTGGATGGTCTCATGCGGTATTATCTGGCCGCTGGTGAAGGGTTCGGAATTCTCGACTTCATGAATGCGCCCACTCGGGCAAGATATGGGTTAATCACCGGCACCAAGGTGAGCCTAGTTTCTCCGCACCGGGTTCCGCACAAGACCAGCCTTGTCGAGGGCTGGGACGGTGGCATCTATCATGACGAGATCGGCAGGGTGCAGGCTTACAAGTTCCGCCGGAATGAATCGGGCGTTGAGCGCGAAGTTGATGTCCCGGCCCGCTTTGGAAACGGGTTGACCAAGGTGCTGCATGTGATGGATCGGGGATCCACCCCAAACAGCCCGCGCGCCATTTCACCGATGACGCCGTGCTTTAAGACGATCGCTCAGAGTGACCAGTTGGCGGACGCCACTCTCACAACAGCGCTTTTGCAAACCGCGTTTGCGGCGACGATTAGAAGTCCCGAAGCGTCAGCCGATGCGTTTGAGGGGCTGCAAATGCTCCAGGAAAGCACCAATTTTGAGGGAGCCAAGGCTCTTGCATCGGACCTACTCGAGGTCTGGAACCACCGGATCGATGCGCTCAAGAACAAGACGTTGTCGATCGGCGGGGACGCGAGCCAGATCAATCATCTCGGTCCCGGCGAGGCGCTTGAGATTCACGGTACCAAGACCCCCGGGCCCCAGTATGTACCGTTCCAGCAGAACATGCAGCGCGAGATTGCAAGGTGCCTGGGGATTACATTCGAGAACCTGACCATGGATCATTCGGATGCGTCCTACAGCTCGACACGCATGAGCGTGGCGTCGATCTGGCCGATTGTCACACGCCGCCGCGAGCGGATCCCAGCGCCGTTCGTGCAAGGGATCTACGAGGCCTGGCTCGATGAGATGATCGGGACTGGTCGGATCCCGTTCAAGGGCGGTTACCGAGCGTTCCGCGCAAACTTCGAGCGGGTTGTCGACGCTGAATGGCGAGGCCCGGAAAAGCCTGAGGCCGATCCTTACAAGGCTGCTCTGGCCAACAAGGTTGAGCTCGAATCCGGGACCGCCACACTGCAGCGTATTTACGCGGCAAAGGGGCTCGACTGGGAGGAGGAGACTGACCAGATCGCGCGGGAAGTCAAAAAGCTTAGTGGCGTCATTACAGCACCGCATGGCCGCAAGGTTGGTGGGGATGGTGCTGGACCAAATGGTGCTGCGGCAGAAGGCATGAGGGAGCCGGCGAATGGCTGAGAAAGACTGGTGCCAGGAGGCAATTGACCTTCGTCAGCTTCGCCGCGACATGGCAACCGGCCAGACGGTTTCTGAAACGCGCTTTGGCGAGGATATGGTCAAGTTTGCCAAGGCGGATCCAACGGCGCTCGATCGACTGATCGCCGAGGCTGACCGGAAATATGATGAAGCGAGCGGCAGAAAGACACGCCGGCGCTATGCGATCGGTGTGAGGCACCGGCCTTACTGAAGGAAATCATCAAATGGCTTGTATTCTTGACGACGGTCAACTGACGTTGACCGGCTTCGTTGGCGATAGCTTTTGGGACGACGGCTTTACCCAGGGCGAGGTGCTGGTGGCGCTGGCCCAGATTGACGATGATGCTGATCTCACTGTCCTGATCAATTCGGGTGGTGGTTACGCCACCGAGGGCGCAGCGATTTACGCCATGCTTGGGCGCAGATCCGGACAAACCAACCTAGTGGTTGATGGCATTGCGGCATCGGCAGCGTCTCTGATCGCAATGGCTGGCGATACGATCACCATGTCAGCCGGCTCGGTGATGATGATCCACGATCCTGCCGGAATGACATTCGGCAACTCCGCCGATCACGCCAAGACGATCGAAGGACTGGAGGCGTTGGCCACATCCTATGCGCGGGTCTATGCCGCGCGCTCCGGCAAAACCATTGAGGAAGCCCGCGACATCATGAAGGCCGAGCGGTGGTTCGGACCGGACGAGGCTCTGACCGAGGGTTTTGCGGATGAGGTCGGCGAGGCGAAGGCAAAAGCCGTCGCCGCGTTCGACTACCGGCTTTATGCCGCAGCGCCGAACCGGCTTGTGGCTCTCTCGAAATCCAAGAAATGGGATCTCAAACAGATCTCGCATGAGCCGAAGGCATCCGCCCCGGCGGCACCCTGTCAACCGAAGGAGATTGACATGACGGACAAGGAACGGGCGGACAT